AAACAAAAGCAGGATATAGTGAAAAGACAAAAGTTGCTAATATTGAAAAAAATCCAAAGGTTGCTAACAAATTAATAGAATTAAGAGAAGATTTATTCAGTGATGTAAGATATGGAGTAATGGCTAATCTTAATGCTTTAGCAACAATTAGAGAAAGAGGAATTAATGGAGTTGATGTTGTAGAGTACACAGATGCCTCAACACCTGATGGACACGAGATAACTAAGACTGTTACTAAGCAGTATCAGTATGTAGCAGCAGTAGCTGCAGCTAAGACTATCAATGACATACTTGGCTATAAGGTCAGTGATGAGTTGAAGATAGAGGAAGCAAAGAAAAAAGAAAAAGAAGGTCAGCTTGTTCTTATCGAATAAGGTACTGTCAGAGAAAAACTTAGTTAGAGGGTCCAAGAGGCTCGAACTCTATCAAATTTTGAAAAATTTTCAACCTTGCCAAAAATATTTTGACATGCATGAAAGGAGAAAAATGCAGGAAATATTAGCAACTGAAAATAAATTGGCTAAGATATTTCAATTTTCAGAAAGAAAAGTTAGAGAGTATTTCAAAGCTGCAAGAGTATCACCTGGAAAATATAATTTTATTCAAGCAGTTGAAATATTTGTTGAAAAAAATTCTGGAAAAGATGAAGCAGCAGAATTAAAAAGAGCTGAAAAAGATTTAAAAGAATTTAAGTTAAAAATTTTAAAGAAAGAGTACCACTCTGAAAAAGATGTAATAAGAATTGTATCTGATATGAATTATAGAATTAAATCTAAATTGATAACAATTCCTAAAAAAGTAAGTATTTTAATTTTAAATAAAAGTAATCAACTAGAAGTTGAAAAAATTTTAAAAGAAGAAATAAATAATGTTTTAGAAGAATTAACTGAATATAGTTATCAAGAAGAACAAGAAATAGGAGAAATAGATGGTTAGTTCTCACACTAAAAGATTAATAGAAAATATTGTAAAAGAAGTTCTAGCACCAGCAGAAGATTTAACTGTTGCTGAATGGGCTGATAAATATAGAATTTTATCAAGAGAAAGTGCAGCAGAAGCTGGAAAATGGGATACAAATAGAACTCCATATATGAAAGAAATTTTGATGTGTATTACTGACATAGAAACAAAAAAAATAACTATGATGTGTTCTGCACAAATAGGTAAAACAGAAATGTTACTTAATGTATTAGGAAGATATATGCATCTTGATCCTTGTCCTATTCTATTTGTTCAACCAACAGTAGATGATGCTAAGTCATTTTCTAAGGAAAGAGTTGAACCAATGATTAGAGATACTACTATCTTAAAAAAATTAATAAGTAAAACTAATAAAAGAGAAGAGGGGACTGTTCAAGAAAAAATGTTTCCAGGTGGTTATGTAAGATTTGTTGGAGCTAATTCACCATCAGGATTAGCAAGTAGACCAATAAGAATAACTTTACTTGATGAAATAGACAGATTTCCACTTTCAGCAAGAAAAGAAGGAGATCCAGTAAAACTTGCTGAAAGGAGAACCAATAACTTTTATGATAGTAAAAATATAAGAGTTTCCACTCCCACAGATGATGCAACTTCTAAAATTCAATTATTGTATTTGGCAAGTTCACAAGAAGAATGGTGTTTACCTTGTCCAGTTTGTGGAGAATATCAACCATTGGATTTTGAACAAATAAAATATTTAGATTTAGAAGAGCCTGAACTTGAATGTAAATTTTGTGGACATAGTTCACAAGAAAAAGAATGGAAAAGCAAAAGACAACTTAATGGAAAATGGATAGCAAAATTTCCAGGTGAAAAAGAACATAGAGGATTTCATTTAAATGCTCTAGCTTCTCCTTGGGTAACTTGGAAAGAAATTGTAAAAGAATTTCTTGAAGTAAAAGATGATGATTTTCAGTATAGAACCTTTATGAATACTGTACTTGGAAAAACATTTTCAGTCAATTTGGAAGCTGCAATGGATTATGAAGCTATCTATGAAACAAGAGAAGATTATGGAGCTGAACTACATGATGATGTGATTATATTGACAGCAGGTGTTGATGTTCAAGATAACAGACTTGAAGTTGAGGTTGTTGGTTGGGGTTATGAATATGAAAGTTATGGAATAATGTACAGAGATTTTCCAGGAGATCCTGGTAAAGAAGAAGTATGGCAACAATTAGATACATTTTTAAAAAAGAAATTTTATTTTAAAAATAAGAAATATCTAATGATTGCTGCAACTCTTATAGACTCTGGTGGACACCATACAGGAAGTGTTTATAAATATGTTTATAAAAAAGAAAAAAGAGGAATTTATGCAATTAAAGGTCAAGGAGCTTGGGGAGTTAATATTCTGAATGGATTTAGAAAAACTACTAAAAAAGGAGCTCCACAAATTAATTTGCTTAGTTTAGGAGTTAATGCTTTAAAAGATTTGACATATTCCAGACTTTCAATTTTAGAGGGAGCAGGAAAGTGTCATTTTCCAAAAGCAAGTACACAAGGTTATGGAATAGATTATTTCAAAGGTTTAACTGCTGAAGTAAAAGTAAAAAAATCTACTCCAAGAGGTATGAAAATAGCTTGGGAAATCCTTGATGGGAGAAGAAATGAACCACTAGATTTAAGAAATTATAATACAGCTGCAATTGAATTAATTCCAATAGATTTACATGATAAAAAATACAACAGAAAAGGAGCAAGAAAATGAGTTTTACAGTAGAGCAATGTCAAGCACATTTGGATGCTTGGTTAGAAGCAGATTTAGCAGTTTCAAAAGGACAAAGTTACACAATTGGGAAAAGGGTACTCACAAGAGTTAATGCAACAGAAATCGCAAAAAATATAAGAATTTGGGAAGATAGATTACAACAAGCAAAAAGGAGAAGTTCAGGTCCTAGAACAATTCAAATAATTCCAAGATAGGGGGAAATATGAATCTTTTAGATAAATTAATTGGCTATATTAGTCCTAGAAATGGGATTAATAGGCTAAAAGATAGAAAAATATATAATCTTGCGAAAATAGAGCAAGGTTATTCAAACAAAGATGATCCTGTTTTAGAAAATTGGAGAGTTTCATCAAATAGTCCTGATGAAGATATTTTATACAGTCTTGATGATTTAAGAGCAAAATCAAGAAACTTGTATATGAACAATGATTTAGCAGGAGCTGCACTAAAAAAGATGAGGACAAAGACAGTAGGAAGTGGATTACTTCCTAAACCAACAATAAATTATACATATCTTGGCATAGAAAGAGAAAAAGCAAAAGAATTAGAAAGAATTATAAAAAATAAGTTCAATGCTTGGGCTTTATCGCCAAATTCAGATGCAAGTAGAATGTTTAGTTTTTATGGATTACAGTCTTTACTTCAACTAAGTTGGGTAATGAATGGAGATGCCTTTGCAATTCCATTAAGGAAAAAAAGGAAAGGTGTTGACATAGAATTATGTGTGCAATTACTTGAAGCTGACAGGGTGATAAGTCCTCCTGGTGCAAATCTTCAAACAAGAGCAGGAGTCGAATTTGATGAGAATGGTGAATTAAAAAATTATTATATAGCCACTTCTCATCCAGCAGATACTTTTAACTATACTGTAAAGGCTTATCCAGCATTTAACAGTTTAGGGAGAAAAAATATTTTACACATATTTGAACCTGAAAGAATTGGACAAAGAAGAGGAGTTCCTATATTAGGACCAATTATATTCTCATTAAAACAATTGGGTAGGTATAAAAGTTCAGAGCTTACAGCAGCTGTAATTAATGCAATGATAGGACTTATAGTAGAAAGTGAAAATGCAGATGATGAGGGATTTGCTGGAAATTTTGGAACACCTATGGATGAAGATGATGAAAAAACAATTGAAACTAAGAAGAGAAAAGAAGAAAAAATAACACTAGATCATGGAACTTTGGTTGTAGGGAAACCAGGAGAAAAAATAAAAGAATTTGCAACTAATAGACCAAACAAGCACTTTAAGGATTTTGTTGAAGCAATATGCGAAGAAATTGGAGCAAATTTAGAGATAAGTAAAGAAGTTTTAATGTCAAGTTTTAAAAACTCATATAGTGCTGCAAAGGCTTCAATAGAAGAAGCATATCAAAGATTTCAAGTTTCAAGAAAAA